TTCTTGCTGAGAACAACTGAAAAAAACGTAGAACGTGTACTTAACCTTTTAAGCCATGCAATGCATGGGAGTTATCTCGTTTCTCCACGTCCCCGCATCTGTTTCCACATTAGTGGATCAGTCTCAAAGAGGGCTGCATTTCTTTACATGCGCCCCAACCAGTTGTCCGATTTTTCCGGACAACTAGATTCTCTTCTACCGCAATTGGTAGATAGATATCCCCATTCAACCTACATCAGTAACCTACGCATAACGTAAGCCTTCGATAAAACAGGGCGATTTAATCCTAGTATTTTTTAGGCTTACGTCAGCATGGGCTTAGTTGTAAAGTTGCTTTACAATTAGACCTACCCAAAATCTTAGCCCTAGGATTAAATTTAGTATCTGTATCCAGGTTTCATAGGATGTTTTTTAGCCTGAGATGTACCTTTATCTTGCACTGATTTAATCGCTTCGGTTGTATCTTCATATCTCATGACAGACCCAGCCTCAGATGCTGAACTTTCGTCTTTTGTATGAACACCTTTTGGAAATCTAGGAGATCCAGAACCTGCGAAAAACTTGTGATCATCAATTCTACGACCTGACATATTTACCCCTCTTAAGCCGCTTGCTGTGGCTCATTTTGACTACCCATTATACTACTCAAAAATTGATTTGCAAGTGCTGTGCGTTTAGCGTCTACCTTCTCAACATCTTCTTTACGTTCTTGTTGGTAATCGAAAGTTTCTAGTTGATGCATTTTTAACATCGCCTCTATTTCACCATACTTGGCAATAACATCGACCAACTTCTCAAGTGCTTCCATCTTCTCCTTAGTAGCAAGACTGCGATTCTTGCTAATCTCTGACAATCTCTCCTCGAACAACCCGATATTGCTCTCAGCACGTCCATGTCTTTCTCTAGCCATAGCAATATTTCCAGTAGCTCTTGAGTAGAGTTCTTTAAGTTTTGCATCTTCAAACGCATGTTGCACCGCCGTTTGTTCTTGTTGCATTTGGCTGGCCTGTGTTTCTTGCTGTTCCAAGAATTTCATAATGTCAGCTTTACCTTGGATATTCATATCTTTGATGATCATAGAAGGTGGAAGAACTTCGCGTCCAAATACTGTATTGATATCCATCATTTGCTGAGCTTGGAGATTTTTCTGTGTAGCTGTTAGGAGTCCTTCTTCTACGAGAGTTTTGTATTTTGCAAATACTTTGGAATGAAAATGAGAACTTGGCTCTTCATTGATCATCAAGGCTACTTTAGCTGCATTCCAGTTATTGAGAACAATTTCTAACATTCTCTCTCCAAGCAACTTAAGTGAATAATCCCATTGATCGAAATATTTTTGAAAAACCATGAGATTAGCAGCTTGTTTCATCAAAACTGTTAAGCTAGACGCTTGTTTATCTTGTTGAGCAGACCAGTTCTCTAAATTGATCCCTGAGGTTTGGAAGATAAGATTTTGCATTTGCTCTGCAAGTGCTAGATCAGATTCAGGCACAGCACTTGGGATAATCTTTTCACAATCTGTCATTTCAAAATCAGGATTGATTATAACATCCCATCCTTGACCTGACTTTTTGAGATTGTCTTCATTAGCTACAGCACCTACTTTGCGCTTCCATCCAGCGTTAATCGTAGCAGCTACGATGTCGTTGTTTGTTATGACTTTGTAGTTAAAAAGAAACTGAGCATCACGCATAGTCCGAATAAGAGAGCGGACCCGCAAATCATAATAGTTAATATGAGGCTCATAATTCCAGAATACAGGAATAAAAGGACACTGATCAAAACCCAACGGATTATCGCCCTGAAACATAAGCTGATCGTTGAGAACAACTGCCAGCTTCCAACTAGGCACTTCGACTGTGACTTCTTCCAGATCGGGGATACCGAGTAATAACATCTCCATATTCTCCTCTCCACCTGCGAAATCAAAGAATTGATTGCGCGACCGAGAATAAAGACGTTTTTTCTTCCTTTTCCATTTATACCAAACATAAGAAAGCACCATCAAATCATTACGAGCCATATTGTAGTTTTCAGGTAGAAAATAAAAACTACCATATCGTTGAGGCGTACCTGCCATAGGAGCAATGGCTTGCACTTTATCTGGGAATCGAAATTCAGCCTCTTTTTTCGAAATATATTCTTGTGTCCACACGAACTGAGCATCAGATGCATCTGGCATTCGAAAGTATGGATCGATCAAAAATGAGTTATATTCCCAAATTTTAAGCTTCATTTGACCCTGAGCCGCATCATCTCCTGTGTAATCTAGATAGGGTTGTAGTAACACCATTCCTGACACGCAAGATAGCTCACATGCCTTAGAAAACTGCTCGTCAATTGCTTCTTTTCCACATACATCTTTGATAAGACTGGTGTATTGATCAGTAGTGTGCGGATCGGCACCGTCAGTTGGAATATAGACTATTGACTTACGATGCTGTCTTTGGTATCCTGTAATCATATTCACAGGTTGCTGGCAGATATTGAAATAATACTGTTGATAAGAGGTGGTTGGAGCGAAGTTGAAGTATCGATTCACAAAGGTCTGTGATCCAGCATAGAACAAAGTATCTATATTAGACTGATTCCAACGGCTCTGTTCAATCGGCTGAAATTTCGAGTAGAGATTGTCGAGCCATTGGCGAACGTTACCTTGTGACGGTTCTAATGCGTTATTCCAAGGCGGATAATAAAAGGCCAATTAGTACCTCAATGTAAAGCGGCTTTACAATACGATATCATTTATTATTTTAATATATCAAGGAAGCCCTCTCAGAAGTTAACTACGACCTGAAATCGTTCGCTTTGATATTTCTTAACATCATGTGCGTAAGGCTGATAGGAAGAAATTTTGTGTGTATAAATTGCATAGCGAATTGCGTCTAGACAGTGATCGTCCTTCTTAAATGGTTTATCTTCACCTTTTTCTGATGCTTTTATGTCCCATACGTACGATTCAATTTCTTTGATCGTAGTTTTACATTCAGACATAACGAAAAGACGACCTTGTTGCATCTCAGAGACCATATATTCAACGCCATTTCGAACATCGTTATCTGCATCTATGACGCTCATTCCAAATCTACGCAATTCTGTTTTTAGGGCAGCAGCAGATGGATCGATATAAATCCCTTTGATATAGTAAGGTTCAAGAAATTCGTAAACATATTCACGTTTTTCAGCCATGGTTAGGGCTCTTCCTTTGGCTTTACAGTCCCAAACAAACTCTTTTTCAATCCAACGCATAGGTTTTGTTTGATCCTTACTGCCTGTGCTGATTGCAATTAGAACGCATGTGAAATTGTTGGAACTTCCATCATCTATGCCCGCTATCCAGTATTCTTGTGCTCTAGGTGGACGATGTAATACATAAACAGAGCGGTCAAAGAAATCAAAAATAGCTCCCTCAGCTAAACACCATTGACCTAGATAATTTCTCTTATAAAAAATTCCCGACAATGAATTTTTGATACGGTTTTTATAGGATTCGTCAAGATATGGATTGTCTTCTAACATGATTTGTAAGGCGTAATAGTCCTTATTTCCATCAATTGCCTTATCAATCCATTGCTTGACTTTGTGAGAAGGATGAGAGGGGTTACACGTAGCAATACCTTTGCTATGAGGATTTCTCAATCTCGTATCAAGCATATCTATCATATACTCTGGGAAAAGAGTAATCTCATCGCATAGAACTAAAGACATTGATTTACCTTGTACAGCTCCTACAGCCCCTGCATCTTTAGCACCTGTAGTAGAAATCGTTTTGTCACGAAACATCAATTTTCTTTCACCTTTTTTCCAACGACAAAATGGACGGTAAATGGCCAACGGGTCAGGTAATCCAACAGCTGGAGGCTCTAGAATTAAACGAATTACGTTGTCATGAATAGTAGAAGAGGTGTGCCCTATCATCCAAATTTGAGAATCTGGGCACTCTTCCGCTAGTTGCATAAAACGAAATGTTGTGCCTATAGTTTTTCCTGAACTAACAGGACCATGAGCAATATTCCATTGAGCATTGCTATTCAGAACAAAATCTAATTGTTTCGTTGATAACTGTAATTGCATGAGATAAATATATAAAAATTTATGGAAAATCACAAATGAATGAAGAGGAAATTCTATTTAAAGTCTTATTTGATTTTCTAAAAGAATTGCCCGAGGATTTTGATAGAAACTACACTACTTATGCAGAAGCCGTAGATATCATAGATAAGTTCATGAAAAAACATGGCTTAATTGATGAAAAGCAATAACAATGAATGGGAAAAGGTTTGTGATCGTCCAAAATACACAGGGATTTACGAAGTCATGTTTCAAAAAGGCAAGCCAATCAAGATGTTTTACACTGGTTTAAGCAAGATGGCTTGGGTTCCTCTAGGGTATAAAGATTGTGTAGATGAATATGGAATGCAACCTACTCATTGGAGATGGTGCGAGGAGTCTTATAAGCAATGGATTTGAAAAATTCTTTG